ACATGGAAGGCGAGGGCGTTGCCGAGGTGCGGGACTACTTCCGGAAGAAGCTCGTGCGCATGGGCGTCGTCAAGCCGACTGCCGAAGAGCGCGAGCAGCTGGTGGCGGAACTCCAGGGCCAGTCGCCTGATCCTAATTCGATCTTCCTGGCAGCTGCCGCAGAAGAGGCGCAGGCCAAGGCAGCCCGGGCGAGAGCCGACACGATCAAGGTGCTGGCCGACGCTGACTTGTCACAGGCCAAGACGGTCGAGACGTTGTCGAAGGTTGATCAGTCGGTGCTAGAGCAAACCATGGCCATGCAAGCCGCACCGCAGCAAGGTGTATTTATCCCGGAGAAGTTATGACCGAAACAACCCTTGAAACCCCTCCCGATGTAGCAGAGCCGCCACAAGCAGAACTGCCAGAACCGCCACAAGCGGTGCAGGAGGAAGCCCAGCCGCTCGAGGAGTTCGCCGTCACGCTAGACGAAGAGGCCGAGCCTGCTCAGGAGGCGCACTGGGTGCGGAACCTCCGAAAGCAGAACCGTGAGCTGCAAAAGCGTCTCAAGGAGATGGAGGCCAAGGTGCCATCAGCGGCGCCTTTAGAGCCTCTGAAGAAGCCGAAACTGGAGGACGTTGACTACGACTCAGAAAAGTACGAGAATGCATTGGAGGCGTGGTATCGCCGACGCGATGAGATTGAAAAGGTAGCCGCAGCGCGGCGTGCTGAGGAAGAGAGCCAGCACGCAGCATGGACTGCGAAGCTACAAAACTACCAGGCGTCCAAGACCACCCTGCGCGTCCCCGACTATGAGGATGCAGAGGCCGTCGTACAGAACTCGCTGTCTGTGACCCAGCAAGGCGTTCTACTTGCGGGAGCCGAGAATCCGGCGCTGATCGTCTATGCGCTTGGCCGGAACCCCGCGAAAGCCGCAGAACTTGCCGCGATCACCGACCCAGTCAAGTTTGCCTTTGCCCTTGCTCGCCTGGAGAGCGCATTGAAAGTCAACCGCAAATCGCCACCGCCCCCGATGAAAACCGTCAACGGCACGGGTCCGTCCGGTGGCACAATCGATTCAACCCTTGAGCGACTCCGCGCTGAGGCCGAACGCACGAACGATTTCACGAAGATCGCCGCGTACCGCCGACAGCTCCGCTCGAAATCCGCATAAAGGAAGGAAATCATGGCCAACGCATTTTCAAAAGAGGAGCGCGTTGCCTTCGAAGATATTCTCGAAGGGTTTAACGATGCTCTGGTGCTGTCTCGCAACGTCTCGGTCTACAACACGGATCAGACAATGATGGAGCGCACCAATAACGTCATCTGGCGTCCACAGCCCTACATTGCCCAGTCGTTTGGCGGCTCGCCGATGATTTTGGACATGACGGGCAATTTCAAGGATTACACGCAGCTTTCAGTCCCCGCGACCATTGGGTTTAACCGCTCGGTGCCGTGGATCATGACCGCGCTCGAGCTGCGCGATGCTCTGCAAGAGGGCCGCCTTGCCGACGCAGCACGGCAGAAACTGGCCTCGGACATCAACGTCCAGATCATGAACGTGGCGAGTTTACAAGGCACACTTGTGGTGCGTCGTCCTAGTGTTGCTGGGTACGATGATGTTGCCGCCTGCGACACGATCATGAACGAGCAGGGCGTGCAGCTGTTCGACCGCTACTTGGCGCTGTCCAGCCGCGATTACAACGGCATGGCCGGCAACCTGGCGGTAACGACCCGTTCGTTCGGCAATCGCATCTCCGACGAGGCCCTGCGTCGTGGCTTCGTGGGCACCGTGGCCGGGTTCGAGACCTACAAGTTCGACTACGCCAACCGCATCCGCGGCGCAACCGCTGCCGGCGACACCACGATGTCCACGCTGGCGGCGGCGGGCAACTTCTGGGTGCCGGTGGCCACCAGCGTTGCGGCCACGGGCGAGACGTCCAACGTGGACAACCGGTTCCAGACCATCACGGTCGTGGACACCACGAACTACCGCGCCGGTGATGCCATCACCATCGGCGGGGTGAACGCGGTGCATCACATCACCAAGAGCGACACGGGTGAACTCAAGACCTTCCGCGTCGTCTCGGTGGTGAACGGCACCCAGATGGTGATCACGCCCCCGATCATCAGCAACCAAGGTAACACCGACGCCGAAGCGCAGTACCAGAACGTCGTCGTGACGCCGAACGCCGCCGCCACGGTGGACCGGCTGAACGTCAACGCCGCTCCGATCAACTGCTTCTGGCAGAAGGACGCGCTGGAAATCCTGCCGGGCCGCTATGCGGTTCCGACCGATGCGGGTGCCGCCGTAATGCGGGCCTCGACCGAACAAGGCATCGAACTGGTGATGCAGAAGCAGTACGACGTCAACACCATGAAGACGAAGTACCGCCTCGACACCCTGTTCGGCGTGGTCAACAAGCAGCCCGAGATGTCCGGCATCCTGCTGTTCGGCCAACCCTGATGACGTTGCGGGCCGGGTAACACCGGCCCGCGTTGCAACCAGATCCAGGAGCACACCATCATGTCCAATACGTTCGTCGCGCCGCAGGGGACCGCTCAGGTCAGCATCCCGGCCAACGAGAGCATCGCGCTCTACAGCATCACCGAAACCCAGGTCTTCGAGGTCGTCGGGTATCCCAACTACCCGACCCAGAACGATCTGGAGTCCACGTTCACCGGCTACACGGTGCTTGGCCCGTACACCGCCGCGACCACCCTCATCGTCGAGGCTGGCCCCGCGGAAGTCGAGTACCAAGTCGGCGTCGCGCCGGTCGTTGCCGGTGTCGCCAACCAAGGCGCACCGACCTCGCAGAACACGACGGCCACGCTCACCACCGCCCAGGTGATGTCCGGCATCGTGACCAGCACCCACGCCACGGGCGCGACCATCACGCTGACGCTGCCCAACGGCGCGGACATGGAACTCGCCAGCCAGTTCGACGTCAACGAGTACTTCGACTGGGTGGTGATCAACAACGCCTCTGGTGCCGGCGACACGGTGACCATCGCCAACGCTGCGTCTGGCAACAACGTCAGCGGCCCCGCGGTGATCGCCATCAGCACCAGCGCGATCTTCCGCACCCGCAAGACGGCCGCCGACACGTTCGTGACGTACCGCATCGGCTGACGGCAGGCGTAAGCAGCAACGCGGGCGGCGGTCGCGGACTACCGCCCGCGTTTTCACAGGAGCACTGACATGCCGCTGAAGAAGGGCTACTCCCAGAAGTCGATCAGCTCAAACATCTCCAAGGAGATGAAGAAGGGCATGCCGCAGAAGCAGGCCGTGGCCGTGGCGCTGAACACCGCACGCAGCGCCGCCATGAAGGCCGGCAAGCCGAGCAAAGGCCCGGGGCCTGCGCCGATGAAGCGGGGCCGCGCGTGAAGGCGAAACCCGGCCTCTACGCCAACATCAATGCCAAGCGGGCGCGCATTGCCGCCGGCAGTGGTGAGAGAATGCGCAAGCCTGGCGCGAAGGGCGCGCCCACGGCCGAGGCATTCCGCGAATCGGCCAAGACTGCCAAGCCCCGCAAGAAAGCCTGACGCATGGAATTCCCGCGCTTCGTCTACCACGCCCCCGGCACGTACCGTCACAGCAGCGGCGGCCGGTATGGCTACGTGGTCGTCAACTCCATCGAGGAGTACGACGCGCACCTGGCGCAGGATTACCACGCCACGCCGCTGGAGGCCATTGCCGCAGCGGGTGAGCCCGCGTTCATGGCCGGCCTGAACAAGGCGCAGGCCAAGCGCGTGGCAAAGCTCAAGCCGTGGCTTCGCTTCCAAGCCCCTCAGAAGCCCGCAGGAGCGATTCTTTCGGCCGAGGAGGTATCTGCGCTCACCGCGCCGCTTTCAGAGGCTCCTGAGCCCGATGACGACGCCCCGCCGACCCGTGCCGAACTGGAGCAGAAAGCCCGCGAACTCGGCGTGAAGTTCGACGGCCGTACCTCTGACGGCACGCTGCTGCGACGCATCAACGCTGCCATGAAGGAGCCGCTGTAATGGGCTACAGCAAGCGCCAGTTCATCACCGCCGCTTTCGAGGAGGTGGGCCTGGCGGCCTACGCTTTCGACCTGCAGCCGCAGCAACTGGAATCTGCGCTGCGCCGGCTCGATGCCATGATGGCCGAGTGGAACGCCAAGGGCATCCGGCTCGGCTACCCGCTGCCTGGTTCCCCGCAGAACAGCGACATCAACGCCCCGTCAGAGGTGCCTGACAGTGCCAACGAGGCGATCATCACCAACCTGGGCATGCGTATCGCTGCCGGCTACGGCAAGGGCATCATGCCGCAGACGCTGGCGGTGGCCAAGCAGGGTTACAACACGCTGCTGTCGCGTGCGGCCATGCCGCCTGAGCAGCAATTCCCAGGCACGATGCCCGCAGGCGCCGGCAACAAGCCTTGGCGCGTGTACGACGACCCGTTCCTGCCCGCACCCGTGGACCGCGTGACGGTCGGCGGCGACGGCCTGCTCGAACTGAACTGAGGCCAGCATGGCAACCATCAACCAGCTTCCCCTGCTCGATCAGGCCAGCAACGGCGACCAGATTCCCGTGTGGTCGCCCACGAGCGGCGATTCTCGGCGCCTGCCGCTTTCGGCCCTGCTGGCGTACTTCCAGCAGCAATTCGCCTCGCCCACGCTGGCCACGAACCTCTACGTTCCGGCCACCGGGTTCAACATCACCGCGCCCACGCCCGTGGCGCAGCAGCAATGGATTCTGCTGCAACCCGCGGGCACACTGGCTGCCGGCACCGTGACGCTGCCGCTAAACACCAGCACGCCTGACGGCACCGAACTGCTGATCACCACCACTCAGCAGATCACCGCGTTCACGCTCGGGCTGAACGGCGCCGCAGCCGCATACGGCGACCCGACCACGCTGGCGGCAGAGGACTTTTTCCGCATGCGCTTCTACCAGGCCACGAACTCGTGGTACCGCATCGCCTGACCCGGAGCCCACCGACATGACAACCACGACCGATTCGTTCCAGCCGGCCTACGGCGCGGGCTTCACCGTCGCGCCCAGCGGCTCGTCCGCCTCGTCCACGTTTTCCGTGGCCTCCGAGAACGTCGTCATCACCAACCTGTCGTCCAGCGTGGTTTCCTACGTTCGCGTTGGGCAGGGTGCGCAGACCGCCACCACGGCCGATTACCCCGTGCTGCCCGGCACGCAGATTTCGCTGAGCAAGGGCCGATACGACAACACGGTGGCCTACATCACTGGCGGCAGCGCCGGCTCGTTGCACATCATTCCCGGCCGGGGGCTCTGACCTATGCTGCCGTTGACCCGTAGCCGAAACCGGGCGCGGTTCTTCGGCATTCCGTTCTCGCCTTCCGTGTTGTTCGCAGGCGGCACCGTCGCCGGCGCTTGGTACGACCCCAGCGACCTGACCACGATGTTCACCACCAGCGCCGGCACCACGCCTGTGGCGATGCCGGGGCAGGGAAGCGCGGTGTCGGTGGGGCTGATGCTGGATAAGAGTCAGGGGTTTGCTCAAGGGCCACAACTTGTTACCAACGGAACGTTTGACACGGGCATTTCCGGTTGGGCTATTGGTGCCGGCTACACAGCCGCAACAATAGCTT